ATACTCCGACTGAATTACCTTTACCTTGTCCGCTTTTACACCAGCAAGGCCGTCTTTCTTCTCTCTGAGGGCTTTTATTCTCTCTTCAAGCTGTGCCAACTCACTCTCAATGTTCTTTTCCTGCTGAGCCATTTCCGTATCAAGTGCGGCAATTTTGATTTCCTTGTCTGCCTGAAATGAGCGGATTTTTCCATCGTGGCTGTCTCTAAGGCGTTTTGCCTTTTCAATAGTCTCGTTGTTCTTGCGGATCTTCTCGATCTCTGTGTAGAGTTCTGAGAGGTTTTCCTTTTCCCATCTCTCTCCGTCATAGTCGATAGGAAGTGAACTGCCAATATCTGCGATAACTGCTTTCTTCGCACGAATATCACGGTTTACATCCTGACGGTGCATAAAGTAGTAACCGTTCTCTGCCTGAATATCATTCAGGACAGCCAAGATATTCTGCTCGTAATTTACATCCCGCGGAATCTCCCCGAACCATTCCTTGATGGTGTCAAGGTTCCAATCGTACTGAATCATATCCAAAATCGTTGCGTTCTGGGTTTTCTTATCCATAGAGATGAACTCCATAGGGGAAAGCTGCAACGGTGTGAATATTGTTTTCAGAAACGACTCGGGACTTGGAATTACATTGCCGTTCTGTTTAACAGATTTGTAATCTGTCATTGCCGTTCTGGCTTTTCTGTCAATGGAGAGACCGTTATCTGTTTCTATGTAAATCTCTCCCTCTGTCTCTCCGTTTTTTACGATAAATTCACGGTCGGAGGAATTTGTAAGAGCATATCTGATTGCGTCAATAACGGATGTTTTTCCAGTACCGTTGTCTCCGACAAGCTCAATGTTCTTTCCGTCCCCCTGCCATTCCTTAATCCCGAAGAGTTGCTTTATCGTGATTTTTGAAATCTTCATGGTGGATTTTCCTTTCTCTGTTTATGGGGTTCGGCAATGCCTTACCCCTAAACCGCTACTGAATTACTGTTACGTTGGATGCCTGCGGTCCCTTGGTTCCGTCAACAACATCAAATTCTACGGGCTGTCCCTCTACGAGAGTCTTGTAACCGTCCATCTGCAATGCGCTGAAATGGCAGAACACGTCAACTCCATCTTCGCCTGTAATGAAACCATAGCCCTTTGCGGCGTTGAACCATTTAACTGTACCTTTTCTCATGGTGCGTCTCCTTTCCTCAAAAAATATCTATTAAACAATCCTTGCGGATGCTTAACCTATACCAAGTCGTTCTTTCTCCTGATCCAAAAGGTGGCGATATATGTAAAATCCCCACTTGGATTTACCCTCTCGCTTTATGGCATATCCAATAGGCAATTTCTCCCTTTTCATAAGTTCACGGAGCGTAATCACATCCATTTGCAACTCTTTCGCTGCATTTTTTGGTGTCACTCTCTCATTGTTCATTGCTTCTTACCTCAATCTGTTCGTTTTGCTGTGCCTTAGTTCGTTGTGGATTATCCTTTTCGTGTTTGCTCGACTAAACTTTTTGGGTAAAAAGTTTGCTGACAGGGACATTCAAAGCCGCCGCCAACGATTTCAGAGTACCGACCATAGCCTCATGCTCTTCATTGTTTTCAAGCAGAACTATGGTTGTTCTGCTTACGCCAGACATTTGAGCTAACTGTTCCTGGGTAAGTTTCTTTTTTTCTCTAAGTTCTCTGATTCGATACGCCATTACTGCGCCTCCTTTCTTTGCTCGATGTTTGCTCGACTGAACAATTTGAGTATAGCCGACTAAACATTTATTGTCAAGCACATTTTACAAAAAAATTGACTTTTTGTACAGTGCATTGTATAATGGACTAAACATCGAAAGGAGGTTTTCGTATGACATTAGGGCAGATAATAAGGGCATATAGAGAAGAAAATAGCATGAGCATGGATAGTTTTGCGAAAGCTAGTGGTTTGAGTAAAGGTTACATATCTCAGCTTGAAAATAATCTCAATCCGAAAACAGGAGAACCGCCTGTTCCGTCTATGACCTCTATAAAGAAAGCGGCAAACGGAATGTTTATGAGTTTTGATGAGTTGTTTTCTCAGTTAGACGATAATATGAAAGTATCGGTTTCTCCCGAAAAAGTGAAAATGGCTAAGAAAGCAATCCGTATACCGGTTCTCGGTAATGTGGCTGCCGGAATACCCATTGAAGCTATTGAGGATATTATAGACTATGAAGAAATTTCTGAGGAATTGGCTCATACAGGAGATTTTTTTGCATTGAAAATCAAAGGGGATTCTATGGAACCACGCATATGTAATGGGGATGTAGTAATCGTCCGCAAACAGAATTATGCAGAAAGTGGAGATCTCGTCATTGTATTGGTAAATGGAGACAGTGCTACCTGTAAGAAATTGGCAAAATATCCGAGTGGCATCAGGCTAATCCCTTTTAATCAGGCATACGAACCACTCTTCTACTCAAATGAAGAGATTGAAAACAAACCAGTGAGAATCATTGGTAGAGTCGTTGAAAATCGACAGAAATACTAACATAGAAAACCGCCTCTGCTGCTAACAGAGACGGTATCTATGAACACACACCGGAAAGCTCCGATATGCGCTCGTCTGGACAACTTGCATTATATCATCTTCCCGGTAGAAAAACAATATACCGGGCATTTTTACGCCCATTTTTAAGAAAAGGGGGATGATATTATGCGTCTGCCAAACGGTTACGGTAGTGTAATCAAACTAAAAGGCAAGAGGCGTAAACCTTATGCTGTCAGAACTTCTGAAATTGCGGAATTTGTAGAGATTGATGCTCCGAAAGATCCACCGTCTAATATCCGCCGGGAACTCAACCGGTATAACTTCAAATGGAAAAGAAAAGCTCAGATGTGGGCTGCTATTTCCTCAGATGCCATCTGTGAGTTCGCCGAGACTCTGATGCAAGAAGAGGGCTATGAGTATTCCATAGCTTACCGGCAAACGTTCAAATACCTTGAATACTTCGCCAAACAGGAACACGCCTATGCTTTTCTGTCGGAATTGAATAATGCCGATGTGGTTGCGGAACATATTAAATACGCCGAGACACCTACTTTTGCAGAGATGTATGGAAAGTGGAAAAATTATCGAAAGGCTCTGCCGGATAAGATTTCATCAAACACCTGGCGGAACTATGAGATTGCTTTCAACCACTTATCAGATTTGCACCACAAGAAATTTAATGCCCTACGAACTGATGAGGTCCAGGAGTGTATCAATAAATGGACCTGTAAATCAAACTCTACTGTCTCTAATATCCGCACGATCCTTAACAATCTATACAAGTATGCCCTGATGAACAACTATATAGAAAAAGATTTGTCTCAGTTCTTTGTATACTCATGGGTTGATCCGACAGAACAAATCCATAGCAGATATACCAATGAAGAAATTGCAACCCTTTGGTCTAAACTGTATGTGATAAACAATGTGGACCTCATTCTCATTACGATCTACACCGGCCTAAGACCTACGGAACTTTTGGAGATAACCACGGATAATGTGCATCTGGACGAACAATATATGATCGGAGGAATGAAAACAGAAGCCGGAACAGACAGAGTTATTCCTATTGCAGACAAAATCCTGCCTCTCGTAAAGAACCGGTACGATGCCAACCGTAGATTTCTGGTAAACAACAAATATGGCAATCACTACACATACGGTTCCTATGTTAGTGCGAATTTCAATACAGTTATGAATAAGCTCAACATGAAACATCTTCCCCATGATGGCCGGCACACGTTCGCATCTCTCATGGATGATGCCGGAGCGAATGAGGTTTGCATCAAACTCATAATGGGTCACAGCATGAAAAACAATGTCACAAAGGGAGTGTACACACATAAAACCACACAACAGCTTATTGATGAAGTCAACAAAATTTAAGGGAGGTCATGCCTCCCTTTTACTGTATAAATATTCTAAAACAGTGCCAAAAGCCAAGTATATTATGCGTATATTATGCAAAATCGTTTGTATCTTGCGTGTATATTATAAGTATATTGCCAGTATATTACTATCAAATTTTTACTCAAACTTACGAACACTCACTGTAAAAATACGCACAATAAAACCCCGGAAACATTGAATTTCCGGGGTTCGTTTTTATTGATTAGCACACACCCTGTGCTAACAT